ATTAGAAGACCCAATGGAGAGAAGAAGGGTACAAAAAATAAATTTAGCGGTTGATTTTGAGTCATTTATAAAAGGCAAAGATAGTAGAAACAAATTATTAAATAAATCATTAAATAATTATAAAAATCTTATTTTTTCAGCGAATCAAAAAAAAAAAATAAAAAACATAAAAACCAGTGGTGGATCTGCTAGTACATATAAAAATCTTAGAGACGCTATTAATACTGGTAAAAACATAGAATATGAAGCATTGGGAACGTCTTTTAAATCAATTAGAAAAATATTCGATGTAATTGTTCAATCAACAAATAATTGTGAAAAATATACCTATATCGTTTTGGCAGTTTTAAATGTATGTTCTATTAAAGAATCTTACAAAAGACAATTATGTCGTTTTTTTAAAAAGGCACATTTATTTGTAGATGCGTTGCGTGAAGGAAATTCATGGAATTGGGACAAATCGCTTATATCCAAAAGCGCGACATTTCGTCAATCTGAAGTTATTTTAAATACAGAGGCACCGATTATTGGAATTGGTAGGGGAGGCGAAACATTTAAAACTAAAAATGAAAATTTATCCGCTCTTATAACAAACATAATAAATACGTGTAATCAACAGGCAGGATTTAAAGAGCATCGAAATAGTTATGTTGGAAAATGTTCTGGTTTTGGGATTGATATATTATTGGTGTCACACAGTAAACTAGATGGATCAGATGGGATAATAGCAACTTTACCATTAAGCAGACGATCATTAAAAATAATAAAACCGACAAATAGAAATAACGAAAATAATGAAAAAAATTTATTTTTTCAAAATAAAAAAAACATCAACAAATTAATTTTATACATTCTTAATCAGTTAACAATCGGAACTTATAATAGAAATCCACTACTAAATTCAAATATAAACTGTTCTAATAATAATCAATTAAGCGATATATATGCTATTATAACAATGTTTTATAAAACAAAAGAAGATGAAAAAAAAATGAAAGATATTATGGAAAGTAAGACAAATAAATGGGTTATTAGTAAAAAAAAAATCGTTTCGTCGCGTACCATGAATGGTGGCAAAACTCGTAAAAAACGCAAAACTCGTAAAAAAAAACGAAAAACTCGTAAAAAAAAATAATTAAAATTTTTTAGTTTTTAATTTTAATTTTAAATTAAAATTAAATATTAGTTAGCAAATGTGGCTTAATTTACATCTGGGGGAAACCAACAAGATTGGCACCAATACCGAAACCAGCGCCAGAGCGGGCAGAAACGGCCATACTAGGAACGTAGGCATCGAGGATGCAGAAAGTAGCAGCAGCGGTTAAAGCAATGAGTCCCACCTCATCAACGTTAAGAGAACGTTTAGGGATAGCGTAAGCAGCAAGAGCAACCATAAGACCCTCAACTACGTATTTGACAACACGGCGAACAAGTTCACCAAGATCTAAAATTTGACCTAATTCTCCGAACATTTTTATATAATTCATATAGAAAAAAAAAATATATTATATTTAATAAAAACTTAAAAATAGAATCACGATAATCTTATATAATGTCTAAAGTAAATGGATTCGAAAGAATGAAAATGCCCGATGGTTCTAATAATCCTAAATATATTGATTTATTAGATGAAGATAAGCCAATCGCAGGGCAGAAATTTGCGTGTGTATCATTTGTAGCTCCAGAAAATTTATTAAAACAGAAAAATTTGTTTTTTTTTCAAGAATTCCTAAAACACTACGATTTTACTAAATCAATTCAAAAATTTACTCAATTTCTAAATTTTATTTCTTTTAAATATAATATGAATTTCGACAAGTTAATGGAGGATTTTTCAGAGTATACAAAAAGTGAAAAAGAAGAAATTACTTATTCCAAAGTTAGTGATGATTGGAAAAATTTCTTAGATGCTAAAGAAGATGATCTAGAAAAAAGTTTCAATGAAGAAGTAAACTTTCAAACAAACACAAGAGGAGTTAAAATTCGAGGTTGTTTCCCTACACAACAAGAAGCAGAATTACGTGCAAAATTATTGCGTGAGGTAGACCCTCATCATGATATCGGTGTATGTCCCGTTGGTATGTGGGTTCCAGTAAATCCAGAAGCTTACCGAACGGGTAGAGTTGAATACTTGGAAGAAGAGTTAAATCAGTTGATGTCTGAGAAAAAAACAAATGAACAAAAGGCTAAACAAGAATTTGAAAAACGCGTAAAAGAAGCGAAAGAAAATGCCATTAATGAAAATAAAAAACTGGCTAAAGAATCTGGAAATAAACTAACACAAAATATTGACAAAGAAGGTAATTTAATTGGTGTAGGTGCCACCAGTTTAGAAACAAATTTATCAGATAATTCATCTAGTGCTGATATTCGCCGTGAGCTTTTCGAGGGTGAAAATATTAGAACAAGAGCAACAGAAAGAGCAGCTAAAGAAGCGGCAAATGTCAAAGTTGAAATTAGTAAAAAAAAAAATGATTAATTAATATTTACATTATTACTTTTAAAAATGATTAATTAATATTTACATTATTACTTTTAAAAATAATTATTTAAATTTACAAATAATTATTTAAATTTACAAATAATTATTTACTTAAATTATTAATCCCATAGATGTTCTGACGCATGTAGTAAATCTGTTTTATATTGTTGAACTGTAATAATACCGCCGCTATGTTGTTCTAATTCTGAGAATGGCAACATAATTAATTTTATCAGCTGTTCACTCATTATATTTTTATAAATGTAATCTCCGTGTGAAATATTTTGACTTCCGTAAAATGGATTCGCTGTTTTTCCATTTTCACCTGAATAAGCATATTCATAAATCATATCATAATAAATTTTTTCATTTTCAAATTGCGTTTCTTTACATATAATTTTCATATCACACCAATTTTTATTTTTTTCATGAAATCTAGCAAAAGGATCATAAAATCTTAAAACAACTGTTTCTTCACCTAAGATGATTTCTTTGTCTTGACTCATTTATACGCGTTAGTAGTTTGTTATAATACTTATAATATAATAAGTATTATAAATTTCAATTTTTTACATCGGTTTTTTACCATCGGTTTTTTTACCATCGGTTTTTAACCATCGGTTTTTTTTACCATCGGTTTTTTTTTACCATCGGTTTTTTTTAACATTAATACGTGGTCCTTTTCTAGAAGCTTTTGGGTCAAAGGTTTCACCTTCGTCATCTGAACCAATATCTTTGGATAATTCCCAGAATTCTTTAGAACCCAATTTAAAATCGCTATGAGCTTCTGCTTTGTACCAAAAAATTTGATCTTCTAATTTATTTGATTTTGCGTTATTTGAAACAACCAAGCATTCATAGTTTTCTGTACATTGATCCATTACTTGGCAAAAAGATTCAAAGGTAGGAAACATGCCGGCAAAATTTTCGTATATCCGTTTTCTATTATTTAAATATGGCTCTCTTAAAATAAAGGTATAATCAATATTCGTTCGTAAATTTGGTGGAACACCCAGCGGATATTGCATAGTTATAACAAGCATTATTTTCCAATGACGACCATTCATGAAAAGTAATCTCATTAATTTCTCACGAGCCCAACTATTATCATATAAACAATCATCTAAAATAACAAATGTCCTGGCATCGATATTCGATCTCCCATACGCCTCTATTTCTTTTTTTATTTCTTTAATTACAATCTTTTGTCTTTTTAAAATTTTTTCAATAATAACAGTATTATATTCATCATGAATAAATAGTCGAGGTACTAATTTACCATAAAAACCGTTACCCGCCTCGGTTCCTGATATGACAGTTCCAATGGGGATATCTTGATGGTAATATAATAAATCTCTAACTAAGAAACTCTTACCTGTATCTCTCCTTCCTATTAAAACAATAACAGGTCCAGATGCTTTATTGGCATCAAACGTAATATTTTTCATATCAAATTTTTTTAATTCTAAATTCATAATAAAATTTAAAAATATAAAAATAAATAGTTATCTACGCAGAAATAAGAGTCAGATCCACAGAAATAACTAAAGTTATTTAAATATTTAAGTTTAAAAAGGTAAATATTAATATAATTATGATTTAATGTTTAGTATTAATTATGTTAAAAATGACAATAATAATCTTTTTAAAACTTTAGAAGATAATGATATTGTAAATCCACAAAATTATATTCCCCTATATAAACTTTTTTTTCAATTATCTCAGCAAAATTTTAATAAAATTAATTTAAATCAAATAAATACACTCAAAACGGTATCAAAGGTAGATAATAAAAACGATTTTATGTGTTCAATAATAAAAAATAACGAAAAAATAACAAAACAATCTTTTTTTAAATTCTCTCCATTATTAGATCCAATAAAGTTTATGGTTGGAAAGTATAAAAATCTAACTTTTGAAACATTAACAACTTTGCCTAAATTAACAACTAATAGTAAATGTCATAAAAAAATCCAACATATTCATAATACGGCGTATGTTGATTCTTTTTTTTCATATCTATCAAGCAAAGTTCTACATCAACATAACATACCACATTGTTTAGATTTTTATGGTTCGTTTTTAGGAACAAAAAAAAACTTTAAGTATAACATTTTTGACGATTTAGAATATTTAACAGACAGTTCATATTTTATTGAAAATTGTGATACATTATTTAAAATAGAAAATATAGAAAATATTATTTATAATAACTCTACTAGAAGAAATTTA